ACTGACCAATACCGTATATTAAATGCCGAAACTTTTGTAGACAGTTTTGTGGGTATTGGTACGACTGGAAAAAATAATTATTATACGTTTTTAGCACACCCAAGACCAGCTGACGATCCTGATGGTGTTGGTTATGGTGATTCTAGATGGGCCGTTGAGCCTCCAAATCCAGTAGATAATTTTAATGAAGAAAACAGATATCATGATAGTATGCTGTTTTTGAAAAAAATAACTTCTAGTGATGTCAGGAGAGTTATACCCAGAATTAATTGGCAGAGTGGAACAGTATATGAAATGTATAGGGGCAATTATAGTTCCACAAATAGAACTTCCCAAACTGCCACTTCTGGTCTATATGGTTCAAGTTATTACATAGTAACTTCGGAATTTAAAGTATATTTGTGTATTAATAATGGTACTGATCCAGAAAATGACAAAGGAAGGACATCTAAGTTTGAACCAACACATACTTCAACAACAGTGCCACCAGCAGATAATACTATAACTGGAGATGGATATCAATGGAAATATCTTTATACTATAGCACCTGCAGACATAGTTAAGTTTGTAACAACTGCATACATTCCTCTACCTGAAAAATGGGGAGATGTCTCTACTAAGACTATTAAAGATGCAGCAGTAGATGGTAAATTAGAGACAATAGTAATTAAGAGAAGAGGAA